CTGCAGACCTCGCACAGAAGCAAGCTCCGAGGGAGCGTGAGTTCCATAATTATTTTTATGAAGAGAGCCAAGCGGGCATGAGGGAAGAACTTGACAAAATAAGGCAGGCTGGCGGCGAAATCGTAACAATTAATCAGATTAAAGGCAAAGGCAACGCAAAGCCTGTTGACGAATACATCCCGTTCGTTCAAGATTTTATTAAGTCAAGGAACTGGTACGACGTAGGTGAGCTCCGGAATGCAGACATGGTCAAAGTTTTCGAGGGACAAAGGCTCCCCGGTTCTGCGGAAAAGATCCCACCGGGTTATTACACATTGAACGATCTAGCAAAGCTGGCTGCGGAAAAGGGCGTTCCTGAATCAAACATTCAAGCCTGGATCAAAGTGCTACGCAATCAGTAGTCGAAGTTCTAAGGAATCACCATGGCCGACGAATTCGAAAAAGACGACGAAGCTGGCGAAGTGATTCGTCTTGAGGAAGAAACTCTCGAGGTCGAAGACACCGAGGATGGCGGCGCTGTGATCCGCCTTCAGAACGACGAAGACGAGCAGCGCCATCTCGAACATTTCGCCAACATCGTCGATGAAGTCGATCAGGCAGCTCTGACCGACATCGTCTCGGACTTGCTTGACAAGATCAGCAAGGACAAAGAGGCTCGCGAAAAGCGTGATAAGCTCTACGAAGAAGGGCTCCGTCGCACTGGCCTCGGCGATGACGCACCCGGTGGCGCGCAATTCACTGGTGCCAACAAGGTCGTTCACCCGCTGCTCGTCGAATCTTGCGTGGACTTCTCGGCGAGGTTCATGAAAGAGGCTTTCCCGCCCACGGGTCCGGTGAAAAGCAAGATCCTCGGCGAGCAGGATCGCGAGAAGGTTGCCAAGGCAGAACGCAAAGCTGCCTTCATGAATTGGCAGACGACCGAGCAGATGGTCGAGTTCCGCTCTGAATTGGAGCAGCTGAGCACACAGCTCCCGCTCGGTGGTGGCCAGTACCTCAAATTCATGTGGTCGAGCCAGTATCGTCGCCCGATGTCTGAGTTCGTGCCCATCGACGACATATATCTTCCATTTGCAGCGACAAATTTCTACACTGCAGAGCGGAAAACGCACGTCCAGTACATCACGAAAATGGAATATCAGCGTCGAGTGACGTCTGGAATGTACCGTGATGTTGATGTCGGGGTGCCTGAAGAGCCGGATTTCAGCCAATCGACCAAAGCCAACGACAAAATCGAAGGCAGGCAGGACAATTCCTACAACGAAGATGGTCTGCGGACCATTTTCGAGGTCTATACGCGCCTCGATTTTGAAGATGGACCCGAGCCATACATCATTTCCATCGACAAAACCAGCGGAAAAGCTCTCAGTCTCTACAGAAACTGGGAACCCGACGACGAGCAGCGCAAAGAACTCGACTGGATCGTCGAATTTCCGTTCGTTCCGTGGCGCGGAGCATACCCGATCGGCCTGACGCACATGATCGGTGGCCTGAGTGGTGCTGCCACTGGGGCTTTGCGCGCTCTGCTTGACTCGGCGCACATCCAGAATGTCCCGACGCTTTTGAAATTGAAGGGCGGACCCGGCGGACAGACGCTGAATGTCCAGCCGACGGAGGTTGTCGAGATTGAAGGCGGCGCATTGGTCGACGATGTCCGCAAAATCGCGATGCCGTTGCCCTTCAACGGCCCGAGTCCGACACTTTTCAGCCTGCTTGGGTTCCTCGTCGAAGCAGGCAAGGGCGTTGTTCAGACTTCTTTCGAGAAACTGTCTGATGCGAACCCTAATCAGCCTGTCGGCACCACAATGGCGCTCATCGAGCAGGGAATGGTCGTGTTCAGCTCGATCCATTCGCGTCTGCACAACTCGATGGCGCGCTGCTTCAAGATCCTGCACCGGATCAACTCGGCATATCTGACCGAGGAAGACATTGAAGCCAACTACGCTGGCCTCGAGATCGACCCGTCCGACTTTGATGGTCCGATGGACGTGATCCCGGTCAGCGATCCGCAGATTTTCAGCGACACACAGCGGTTCGTCCAGACGCAGGCACTCATGCAGCGCGCTGCGATGCTCCCGCAGATGTATGATCAGCGGAAAGTCGAAGAGCGGTTCCTGCGTGACATGAAGATTCCTCAGAACGAGGTTCTTCAGCCGAAACCTGGATCCGAAGACATGGATCCGGTCTCTGAGAACGTCGCAGCGTCGATGGGTCGCCCGATTTACGTCCTGCCGAAACAGGATCACATCGCGCACCTTCAGACGCACATGGCGTTCTTGAAGTCGCCGCTGTTCGGCAGCAATCCTGCGATCATGAAGCAGTACATCTATCCGATGGCGATTCATCTGCGGGATCACCTGCTGAATTACTATCTGGTTGAGGCGCACAATGCGGTTGACATGGCGCAGCGTGACGAATTGATCCAATCTGAAGCCAACGAGCAGGTTCAGGTGATCATGAAAGTGCAACAGTTCATCGAGCAGCAGCTCGGGGCTTTTGCGCAGGAGCTCGCGCAGATCGATCAGGCGGCGCAGCAATTCAAGCCGCAGCCTCCGATGCCTCCCGACAACTCAATGCAGATCGCCCAGATCAACGCTGGCATTCAGCAGCAGGCTCTTCAGCAGCGCGCACAGGCGGACGCCCAGCGCATTCAGCTCGAACAGCAGAAGCTCGCTCAGTCCCAGCAGTCGGATCAAATGGCTATGGCAGAGAAGGAGCGTGCGCGTCAACTGGAATTGGAGCGCGAGCGTATCCGTCAGGCGGCAGAGGATCAGCGCACAGCGGCAGACCTCGCAATCCGCGAGCGCATGAACACAGCCGACAATCAAACGGCCATGGATCTCGCCAAGTTGGAAATGCTGTCTGGCGAGAAGTTTTCTGTGAGCACCGGCACAGGCATCAATCCCGGCGCTAGGTAAGGAGTTATAAAATGAGTGACAAGCCCACGACTGGCACTGTTTCTCTCGACAATGCCGCTGTAAAGCAGAAGCACCGCATGGCTGCGGGTCTCAAGGTTGACGGCCAGACGCTTCCGGGTTCTGGCGCGCCCAAAGACACGAAGACCAAAGCGTGAATTTCGAAACACAACTTCTGGCTCAACTCAAAGCCAAGCAGCAAGAGTTTGCTCTTGGCGCTTTGAGTCGGCCGCAAGAGCGCGATGCTTTCGAGTACGGGTATCGCGTTGGCGTCGTAGCAGGCTACGAGGCAGCAATCAACGTACTTTTGCAACTTCTGGATGAGGAGCAGTATGGAGACAAAGACCTCTGAGAACGCCATTGCGGAAGCCTTTCCGCCGGTTGATCCCGGCGTCCGGCCTTTCGGTAGCCGCGTTCTGGTGCAGATTCGCACACCCAAGCGGGTGTCAAAAGGTGGCATTATCCTCGCTGAGGACACCCGAGACACCGAGAAGTGGAACACGCAGGTCGCTAAGGTGATCTCGCTCGGTCCGCTGGCATTCAAGAATCGTGACACGATGCAGGCGTGGCCGGAAGGCGATTGGTGCCATCCGGGCGATTTCGTCCGTGTTCCGAAATACGGCGGCGACCGCTGGGAGGTTCCTGTCACCCGCGATGACAATGCGATGTTCGTAATCTTCAACGACCTCGACATCATTGGTGACGTGACCGGCGACCCGCTTGCTGTAAAAGCATTCATCTGATAGGAGATGAACAATGGCTGACGTTTTGAAAGAAGACGATGAAGTCGATGTGAAGGGCAAGGAAGAAGAACTTGTCATTGTCGAAGAAGATCCGGCAAAAGCTGCTGCTCCTGAAACCGAGGATGACTCCGAGGATGAAGATGAGCGTGTGGTCCAAAAAGCAGACGATGCTGACGAGGCTGAACGCGAAGCTATCCGCGAGCGTCGTCGTCAGGAAAAGCAGGAGCGGAAAGAGCGTCGAGAAAAAGCAATTACTCGAGACAAGCTCGAACTAGATTTCCTGCGCAAACGGAATGACGAACTTGAGCGGCGACTGACCGCTCAGGAGCAGAGATCCCAGCAGTTTGACATCAACCAGATTGATGCTCAGATAGAAAAAGCTAAACGTGATGCCGAGCTCGCCGAGCGAGTCATCGCTAAGGCGATTGAGTCTGGCAATGGGGCGGACGTCGCTCAGGCGTTGCGCTATCGCGATCAGGCGATCTCGATGGCCAATCAGCTTGCAGCTCAGAAGCAGCAGGCTGCCAAACAGGCTGTCCCTGCTCCGAAGGTCGACGACCTGACGATGCACTACGCTCGCGAGTTCATCAACGAGAATCCTTGGTACGATCCGCAGGGTCGTGACGAAGATTCCGCCATCGTCCTCGCGATCGATCAAGCTCTGGCCAAAGACGGGTTCAACCCCCAGACGGAAGACTACTGGGACGAGCTCCGTTCTCGCGCTGCACGCCGACTTCCCGAAAGGTTCGGTCAGCCGTCCAAGCCAGCAGCCAAGGTCGAAAAAGAGCGTCAGCCGCGCGGCGGTCCGGCAGTGGGCTCTGGTAAAGAGCATGCGCCTGCGACCACCCGCAAGGAAATCTTCATTAGCCCTGAAAGAAAGCAGGCGCTGATCGAAGCAGGTGTTTGGGATGACCCGGTTCTGCGTATGAAGTACGTCAAACGCTACGCCGAGTACGACCGAATGAACAAGCAATAAAAGGACTTTCCTTTTAGCGCTAAACCGGAAATAATCAACTCAATCGCTGCAAGGAGCGAGACATGACTGACGAACGATTCAAGAAATCCGCTGGTGAGAATCGCGCTAACCGTGCGATGGCCGATAGGGCTGTCACTGAGAACCGCGAGATCTCCGACGATGAGCGGGTTGCAATGTTCCGTCAACAATTCTTCCAGTCCTCTCTTCCGGACTTGCCACAGATCCCAGGCTGGCACTGCTGCTGGCTCACTACGACTAATCCTCGAGATTCCATCCAGATGAGAATTCGTCTGGGCTACGAACCCGTCAAGCCGGAAGACGTTCCCGGCTGGGAATATGCCACCATCAAAACTGGTGATTGGCAGGGGTTCATCGGGGTGAACGAGATGCTTGCTTTCAAGCTCCCCCTCTCACTGTACGAAAAGTACATGCGCGAAGCTCATCACGACGCGCCGATGCGGGAAGAGGAAAAGCTCACCGATACGGCAGAGTTCCTCGAGCAACAGGCTAGGGCATCCAAGTCGAAGTTGACAATGGGCGATGGCAACATGGAGATTGGGCAGCAACGGGAGCCGATCTTTGATCTCTCCTAACGCAACCCCTAAACCCAATAGGAGCAACTATGTCTTCGACTAGCGCGCCCTTTGGCTTCCGTCCGTCGTACCACAACAGTGGCCAGATGCGGCCGAAAGCCTATACGATCGCTTCGACCTATGCTGCTAGCATTTTCTCGGGCGACCCTGTAAAGCTCACCGACAACGGCGTTATTCAGCTTGGCACCTCCGATGGCACCCGCTCGGGCACCGTCGATGGCGTTGCGCTGCTTGGCATCTTCGCCGGTGTGCAGTATCTTGACTCCTCCGGCAAGCCCACCATTTCGCCTTACTGGCCGGGTGGCACGACCGGAACGCAGATCGTTGCTTGGGTCTATGACGACCCGGAAACGCTCTTCGACGTCCAGTACAACAATCCCGGCACTGCTGGCACCGACTCGGTTCAGTCCGCTGTCGGCGAGGAGTGCGACTGGGTTGTTGCCTCTCCGGGTGGTTCGACTTCTACGGGTCTGTCGAACACGCTCCTGTCTGCGATTCAGGCGACTTCTGGCCAGTTCCAGATCACCGGCTTCGCTTACAACATCAATGACTCGCTCACCGACGCCTATGTGGTTGTGACCGTTCGTATCAACGAGCACCACTACAAGGCTGCTGTCAACTCTGTCTAAGGGAGGCTCTGAGCTATGGCTACTCCTATGCGTAGTACCGACTTCCGGTCGGTCGTTGAGCCCATCCTGAACGAAGTGTTCGATGGTGTCTATGAGCAGCGCGCTGACGAATGGAAGATGGTCTTCCGTGAGCAGAAGGGCATTCAGCGCAACTACCACGAAGAGCCTGTCCTGTACGGGTTCGGTGCGGCGCCGGAACTCCCCGATGGCATGGCGGTCAGCTACCAGTCTGGTGGCGTGCTGTTCCTGCAGCGTTATCTCTACAAGGTCTACGGTCTTGCGTTCGCGCTGACCAAGGTCCTCGTGGAAGACGGCGACCACATTCGTATCGGCCAGACCTACGCGAAGCACCTCGCGCAGTCCCTGATCGAAACGAAGGAGACCCTCTCCGCCAACGTCCTGAACCGCGCTTTCAACAGCGCGTACACGGGCGGCGACGGTGTGTCTCTGATCAACACAGCGCACCCGATTGTCAACGGTACGTTCAGCAACCAGCTGAACACTGCCGCTGCGCTTTCGCAGACGTCGCTTGAGCAGCTGCTCATTCAGATCCGCAACGCTGTTGACAACAACGGCAAGCGTATCCGTCTGACGCCGACTCAGATCGTGACTGGTCCGTCGAACGTGTTCCAGGCTGAAGTGCTCCTCAAGAGCGTTCTGCGTACGGGCACCGCTGACAACGACATCAACCCCATCAAGTCGATGGGCCTGCTGTCGAAGGGTCAGGCCAACCTTTCCCGTATCACGTCGACCACCGCTTGGTGGGTGCAGACGGATGCGCCGGAAGGTATGAAGCTGATGATGCGTCGTGGTCTTGAAAAGTCCATGGAAGGTGACTTCGAAACCGACTCCATGCGCTACAAGGCTACGGAGCGTTACACCGTTGGCTGGACGGATCCGCGCGGCCTGTACGGCACCGCTGGCGTCTGAGCCACTTCCCCCGCCCACTGGTTGCGTCCCCCTGAGTGGGCGGGGGAATCCGGGTTCTCCCGGTGCAGCAGACAGTCCCGGCTGACGACATGCAGACTGTTGCACTTATCTCGCATGTGAGGAACTCAAAATGGCTTCTACTACTTTCTCCGGTCCCGTCACCTCGACGAATGGTTTCATTGGCGCGCTCACTGGCAACGTCACTGGCAACATCACTGGCAACATCGTTGGCGACGTTCAGGCTTCCGTTCAGTCGCTGTCCGGCGCTGGCGCTGTGAACCTGACCGACATGTTCACGTCGCTGACCACGACGGGCGCTGCGCAGGCTCTTACGCTCGCCAATGGCACCGCTGGCCAGATCAAGATCATCAGCCACGTCGTTGATGGCGGCTCTGCGGTCCTGACGCCGACCACCAAGATTGGTTTCACGACCATCACCTTCACGAACGTCGGTGATTCTGCGACCCTGATTTACACGGCGGCTGGCTGGGCGATCATTGGTATCAGCGGCGCTGTGGCTGCCTAATAGGAGGCCACAATGGCGGATACCGTCTCTTCCCAGACGATTCTTGACGGTGAGCGTCTGTTCATCGGCAAGTTCACCAACATTTCGGACGGTACTGGCGAAACGGCTGTCGTAAAGATTGACGTTTCGACCCTCAGCCCGAATGCCAATGGCAATGCCTGCAATGGCGTCAAGATCAACAAGATCTGGTCCACCACCCACGGGATGGAGGTCCGGATCCTTTTTGATGCGACGACCGATACGTTTGCTTGGATGATCCCGCAAAACACGAACTATCTAATGGATTTTTCGACGTTTGGCGGCATCCCGAGCAATGCGGGAGCAGGCGTAACCGGCGACGTTCTGTTTACGACGTCCGACGCTTCGGCTGGCGACATGTACACGATCGTCATTGAAGCAATCAAGACTTACGCCAGTTCGTGAAGGTGATCCATGACCAAGTTTAAATACGTCAAGGAATTTGACTTT